AAGCGCAATTACTTGATTGTCAGGAAGACAGCCAGGACGTTGCGTAATTCATCCTTCAATGAGATCCGGAAGTGTATTGTCCGGATGGATCTCGAAGGCGAGTTTTCCATCAACAAGACAGAGATGGCAATCACACATAAGGCCAGTGGTTGTCAGGTTTTATTCGCAGGTCTGGATGATGTTGAGAAGGTAAAATCAATCACACCCGCCTCTGGAGTTCTTACGGACATTGTTATTGAAGAAGCGACTGAAACTGATTATAACGACTTCAAACAGTTGCAGAAGCGCTTACGCGGTGGCGATGAGTCCATCATCAAGCGCATCACTTTGCTCTTTAATCCAATTCTGCAGGATCACTGGATCTATGAAGAGTTCTTCCTTGGTAAGTGGGATGAGAGTAAAAACTACTACGGTGATGATAAGCAGCTCATTCTGAAAACGACATACAAAGACAACAGGTGGCTTACGCCTGATGATATTGCAAAACTTGAAAACGAGACCGATCGATATTACTACGAGGTTTACACCTTGGGTAACTGGGGAGTTCTGGGTAATCTGATCTTTACTAATTGGGAGACAAGAGATCTCACAGAGCTGCGTAAGACATGGGCGAAGTACCATAACGGGCTTGACTTTGGTTTCTTCCCGGATCCTACAGCTTTCATTCGCTGCGGTTTTGATCGGGCGAAGAAGGAAGTGTACATCTTCCAGGAGTTTGGCGGCACAGGCTATACAAATGACATGATAGCCGAGGAATTGAAACCGATCATCGGGCGTGAACTGGTCACGTGTGACAGTGCAGAGCCGAAGTCAATTCAAGAGCTAAACAATTTTGGCATTCAAGCGATTCCGGCTCGGAAGGGTCCGGGATCTGTTGAGTTTGGAATCAAGTGGTTACAGAAAATGAAGATCTACATAGATCCAAGCTGCGTGGAAACAATCAACGAAATACGCAAATTTAAGTATCAGGAAGACCGAAATGGAAACGTTCTTCCAAAGCCAGTTGATAGAGACAATCATTATTGTTCTGACGCATTACGGTATGCGCTGGAGGCAGAAATGGTGGAGGTGACAGTGAGATGATCACACAGACAGAGTTGGCTAACATGCGGATCTCCGCCAATGCGCCAATGACAAGAGAAGAGATATTGAAACAGCTTATCGAAGATGATAAGAAATCAGCGGAATATCTTGCTGCGCTTGATGCGGAGCGATACTACAAACGAGACCAGGACATCAAGGCGCATGACTTTAGGAAGTCAATCATTATCGATCGCGTGATCAATGATGAAGGTGTGGAAGTTGACAAAGAAGTTGAGCTCTTCAATCCTAATCGCTCCAATCATCGGCAACAGCATCGATTCCTATTCAATCACGTTGAGCAGAAAGTTAGTTATATTTCCGGCCGGGAACCATCAATTACGGTTGACGGTGCAGAGCCTTCAGATGATGGAACTTCCGGCAATGAAGAATGGATGTATCAGAACGAGCTCGCCAAGACCACTGGGGCGAAGTTCCGGAGGTTGCTGCTTCGCTGGGAGCGGAAAGCTTCCTTAGGTGGAAAAGCTTGGGTGCATCACTATAAAGACAAAGACGGTAATCTAAAGCAGATTGTTGTCCCGAGGACAGAAGGTATCGCAATCTATGACACTGTTCACGAAAATCAGATTGTTGAATTTATCCGCCACTATCCCGCGCAGCAGACTACGGCAAGAGGTAAGGCCGAGACGATAACGGTAGCGGAGTGGTGGACAGAGAAAGAGGTCACAGAGTACATCAGCGATAAGAATGGCAACTTTACCATCTCGAAACCATCCCGGTCACATTACGAGACCGTGACATATGTCAATGGCCCGGATGGTGTTACTCAAGTTGAGAAATCGAGAGAGGGCAAGAACTGGGGACGGGCTCCTTTCGTTGAGATGGCTAACAATTCCGATGCGCTCACAGATCTACAAGTCTATAAGGACCTGATAGATGCCTATGACTTAGTTGCGTCCAAGGGTACAAATAACCTGATGGACTTCAACGAGTTCTACGCGATTATTCAAGGCTTTGGCGGCGATGCTGCTAATGCAATCGTTAAGAAGCTGGAGATCAATCGTGCTGTTAGTGTAGGTGCTGCCGGAGCTGGAAATAATGTAACAATGCAGCAGCTCGACATGCAGATGCAGGGGCGCATTGATTGGCTTAAGCAACTCTGGGATGCCATTCATTACTTTGGGTGCGTTGTGGATCCGAGTAAAGACTCAATCGGCAATGCTGCCTCCGGTATCAGTCTGGAGTTCCAGTATTCACTGCTGGATCTCAAGGCTAACAATATGATCACAGAAGCGGAGCCGGCGTTAGTGGAGTACTTCTGGTTTATTACTGAGGACTTCAACCGGCAGAACAATACAAATTACGATGCTGATCTTGTTTCAATCCAGTTCAACAAATCTCGCGTGACTAACAACCTTGAGACGGTACAGATGATCGTGCAGTCGCAAGATTTGCTGCCTGATAAGTTGCTGCTGCAGGCGCACCCGCTTGTCAAGGACGCAGATCAGGCCTATAAGGATCTGCTTGCTGAAAGAGAAGAGAAGCAGGCAAGACAGCGTGAGATGTTCGGTAATTTTGGCAATCACGATGATGAATAGGGGTGAGGCGCGTGGCAAGACGATCGGCGGAATACTGGAAGCGCCGTGCAGAAGCGCGCCTGGTTGCTATCGAAAGAGGAACAGAGCCTTATCTTGGGCGAATATACCGGATTAATTCCGGGGTAGTTAACTCGATTAGGGAAGACATCGAGCGCATCATCGGGAGCTTTGCTAAGCATGCACAGCTTACTCGTGATGAGGCAATCTCTCTTCTGGGTGAGTCAATATCAGAGATAGAGCGCCAGCGCATCATTGCGATGTGCTCAGGCATTGAGAATAAAGCGACAAAAGCCAGACTTATGGCAAAGGTCAATGCGCCGGCTTATCGGGCTCGGATAGATCGCCTTCTAGCAATCGAGGTAAGCGCTCAAGCAAGGATGGCGCTCCTTGCTCCGAAACAGATTGACATTATGACTGCTGGTTTACATATGGCCGGTACAGAGATGTTCAATCGAACAATATTCGACCTGCAGCGCGGAACAGGTCTCGGATTTAGCTTTGCCGGAGTGACGGACAAACAGATTGAAAGTGTTATGCGTGAGGCTTGGTCCGGAGGGCACTACTCTAAGCGCGTCTGGCGCAATACTCAGGTGATAGCAGGGCGTATCCGGGACACTGTCGAGAAAAACATGATAACGGGCAAAAGCTGGAGGCGCTGTCTTAATGCGGTTGAGGATCAGGCCCTGATAGACAGTAACTATGCTGCCTCGCGAATCCTGCGGACGGAGACTGCCTATGTTGCGAATGAGATGGAAGCTGAAGCATACGAAGAGGCAGGACTTGATGAGTATCAGTACGTTGCTACTTTAGACGGCAAAACGTCAACAATCTGCAGGGGGCTTGATGGCAAAAAGTTCAAGCTCAAGGATCGGGAGACCGGCAAAAACTATCCGCCGATGCATCCACATTGTCGCTCAACAACAGTAGCTGTTATATCTGGCTTTGATATGTCAGAGCTTCAGAGGCGGGCCAGAGATCCGGAGGCGGGCGAGACGTATAAAGTGCCGGCGAATATGACGTATGAAGAGTGGCGTAGGACGCATGCGACTATAAAACCCGGTATTAACATTGTAGGAGTGCAATCAAAGACACCGGCAATAAATACTAGATTGTTTAATAATGGCCCGAAAAATAATATTGTACTCAAATATAATTCTGTTCCAAAGAATTACAGAAATACAATTATGCGAAAGTTTAATGCTGGAGCAGATGAGGCAAAGGAATTATACAAAAAATTTGTTCAAGACGATTCGTTGTTTGATGCCAATTATACTGGCATTTCCCACTATTCGCCGACTGATAGGAAAATTCGGCTTGACATTGGGCAAGATGCTATAAATCCATGCGGTATAGGTGCGGCCTATTTCCACGAACACGGCCATTATATTGACCATGCTGCGGGATGGGTATCACATAATGCCGATTTTGGGAGGGCGCTTCGTGAAGATTTGAATGACGCGATTTTTGCGCATACGAGCGTAGGAAAAAGTATATATCAAGCCGAGATGCAGATTAGTCAGGATATTTGTGGCGATGCAAAATCGTCTGTGTCGGATATTTTTCAAGGGCTTACAAGAGGACGAATAATGGGGGATTTTGGCCACCGTCTTTCCTACTGGTCGAACAATTGGGCAGTTGAAACTGAGGCCTTTGCTAATTTTTATGAAGCACAATTTTCAGTAAAGAGGTATAATATCATCAAGAAGTATTTTCCAAAGGGGTTAACCGAATTTGAGAGGATTATAAAGGGGTTGATTTAATTGGTTAGCGTGAAAGAC